CGCCATGGTGCCACCAGACAGAATATTTTCGGTGATAACAGAGTGTACGCTATCGGATTGCGGCGGCTGGATGACGTTCCAGTATTTCCCCGCCGTCAAACCGTTTTGCGTGATCATCACGCCCGCGCCCTGTACTTCGTTCACGGGATATTCCTGGAACATGGCAAACGTGGAGCGCTGCGCTGTCGCCTGCGCGTTCGCTTCCGGTTGCGTCCGAAAGAAATAATCCCATCCGGCCAGGATATTCATGATCTTAGGCCATGCCGTTGAACGAAGGGAAATTGATCCCGCCCAGGCCCGAATTGCCGGTAACGGGGCCAAGGGCTGTCCCAAGCGCGCCAGAGAATGCAGATTGACCGGCATTGAGAACCGCGACGGTATTGGATTGTTTCGAGACCAGAACGGTCAAGATCGCCACGCCGATGATTGCGGTCAAGATTACGACTACACCGTTGACAAGTTGGTTCATGGTTTATTTCCCGCTAGTTAATTGATTGATACCGGCGAACAACGCGCCCGCCAAACCTGGGCGCCCATTGACGCCCACGATGAAACTTAACACGATCAAAATCAAAAACGCGTTCGACATCGGTCTCCACGTTTTGCTAAGGCCGATCAAGCCTACAGCGACGATCAGGAAAAACCAAGAGGCGAAATTTTTGCCGTCGTTGGAAATTTGATCGGTGAATTCTTTTCCCTTGCCCTTGACGCCCGCGACGATAAGGATGATAGCGACGATGGCGACGAATAGAGGCATGTGTCTATGAGAAAAGGATTGAATAATACTTTTGGGCCGATCCTCGCGCAATTATGAAAAGCACGAAGACAAAAAGTAACCACGCGAGAATGCGGCCCATCGTTTAAACCAAACCGACTTTTTGGGCCAGGATTGGAAATTTCGCGCCGACCATATAGGCCACGACGAGAACGACAATAAAGCTGATAGTGATTTTCATACTTCGACTCCCTTTTTAACGTAGAACATGATTCGGGACCACAGGAATGCGCTGCACAGGACCAATCCGAGGAAAAGGAACCAATGCAGCGCATCCATGTCGCCAGTGAAGGGGCGCTTGATCCAGCCAGTAATCTGGCCGAACAGCCCACCGTCCAATTGATCGCTCATGGATGCGCCTTCGTGTTATGCCGACAACGAGCCAGCGTTGACGAGGTTCGACACGTTTGCCAGCATTTCCCAGCCGACCAAGCATTGCGCGCCCGTGTTCGCGGTCGACGCATTCAAGATCAAGTTGGTATTGCCGGTTTGTGTGGTGTAGATCGGCTTGTCGCGGGTGTCGAAGAAATACGTCCCGAGCGGCACGTCGGTTTGTAGCTTGCGGCGGCACATCGCGGCCCAGGTGAACGGGTCCGCTTTTCGTGTGTCGGTATAGTTCGCCGTGCGAAACGACCAGTAATTCACGTCCGAACCTGCGGTAGGATAAGCGCCACCCGTTTGGTTATCGAAAATGACGGTCGTGGACAGGAAGTGCCGGAAATTGCTATAGGCGATTGGGAAGTCCTGCGCCGCGACGACGGAAGTCAAGGCCGTGTTTTTCAACTCATAGATCGTATTGAGGTCGAGCGCTGGCAGGATCGGGCGGCCGGTTTTCTGGTCGATTGGGAGTTGATCGAGGTAGTTCTGATAGACCGTGATGTTGACGTTGGTCAGCGTCACGCCAGCGACAGCACCCGCGCCCTGGTAGATCGCCAGGGTAGGGTCTGCGGTATTGGCGACGACGGCCTGCGCGGCGGTTGCCAAATTCAATTGCAGGTTCATCGTGGCGTTGACCACGTTGCCATAGATCGCGCCTGTCAGATCGGTGTCGCTGTAGGCAAGCGGGACCCAGAAATACATATTGATGGTGCCGGTCGTGTTCGCCGCGATTGTAGCTGGGGCCTTGACGACGACGTAATTGGAGCCGTAACCCATTGGCGAGTCGGAAGCGGTCGATGACAGGAAGGGGCGCCCCTGCTTTGCCGAATTGAGAATCGACAAATGCCAGCCGGTCGTATTGATCCGCTGATAGTTTTGCAGATCGGTGAAAACGATCGATTGCAGCAAATTGGCGGGGCCTTGCGGCGTCAACGTCAACGTGGTCGAACCCGACGAAGGATTCGTGACGGTTGCCGACATTTTGACCAGAAAGCCGCGAATCAAGCCGACGTTTTGCGGCGGGATATTGATCTGCGTTTGCGCGGCGGGCTGGAAGATGTTGGAATAAATCGATTGCAACATCGGGAATCCTTGATCCAAGACCGCACGGCGATTCGCCATGTTTTGGTTTTGGAGGGCCTGCGCTTGCATCGCTGCTTGTTGCGCTGGGGTGTATTGCTGTACTTGAGCCATGATGGGTCCTTATTGGTCGTCGGATGAAAATTGCGTACAAATGACGTGCGCGCCGATGGAAAACAGCAAAACCATCAACGTGACAATCACCCAATTGAGGGGATGTTTCATCAGCCCCAGATTAATGATTTTGTCCATCGCGTTACCCCGCTAGGATTGTTTCGTGGCGGCGCGCTTGCGCATGACGCCCGCGACTGCTGCCAGGACTGCAAAACCGACCATCACCATCAAGACAACGGTGATCCAGTTTGGCAAATTCCAGGTGATGATATTTTCATCCATTTTGGAAATTCTCCAGGTTAATCAGGTATTAAAAGAAAACAATTGTGTTTCCGAATTTAAATAATACACGATTAATAGATTAAATCAAGACATTTCTCTTTTTTGATAGATTTTGCCTATCGTGGAAAATTTGCATGATCGTTTCTTCGTCTGGGACTGGGAGGAGAATTTCGAGCGTGTTTTTGTCAACGTCGTAATAGAGGGAATGGAATTCGGGGAGGGCGCGGGCCGTTCCCGCTTCGGAATGCATGAGCGGTTCTAGCTGGGTTGGAATGTAACCCTGCACGCGTTCGCGGTCTTTTTTATCGACCATGTGGAACAGCATGAAGAAATTCGATTCGGAAATGGCGAAGCGAGAAAGCATTGTCGGGCGCTGGGACAATGTGATCATCGGAATTTTCTTTTCGCGGCCCTGGGTGTAGAGCGCATTCAATGCGGGCGAGCGCGGATTGATCATATAGCCTTCGTCCAAGTAGACGCCCATGCCGCCCTTTGACCAGACATACCACAGCAGATCCTCTAGGTCGTCATCATCTTTGTCGGGGATGTGATGGTAAATATAAATGCCGGGTTTTTTCGGGCGAAATTTATTGTCAACATGGTGCGCGCCTGGGATGGCATCGATGATGGCCGTACACTTTTGATTCAAGACGATGAAGGGGGCGGTAGTGAAATTTGCCTGAGACAAAAGCCATACCGCCGCCTGGGTTTTCCCCGACCCATTGCGACCGTTGATCATCACGCGGTTTTTATTGGTCGGAAGGCGCATCTAGGATACTTTCGGGTGATAGTCGGCAACTGCTGCCATGATGTTAGTTACAGGGGCGGCTTGTTTCGGGCCATTCGTTTTTAAATCTTTTTCGATTTTCCGCCGCATATTGTATGCGCCGATACGTGGCGCATAGACGACGCCGAGCGCGGAAGCAAGCCCCATCCAGGCAACCATTTTGGGATCGGGCGCGATGTCGTAATGGCTCGCCACTTCGGTGATTGCGCCGGCAAGAATCGCCGCTTCTTCCGAGTCGATCACCATTTCATCGACGCCGGAAAATTTAGCGAAGCCCATGTGGATCGCATACAGGATTTTCTCAACGCCTTTTATAGACGCTTGAGTAATTTTTTCTCTTGAGCCAGAGGATTTACTTCCAGATTTTGCGCTAGTGCTTCCTGCTGGCCTACCGCGCTTTCTGGGGGCGTCAGTGGCATTGCCGGAATTACTTCCTCCACTATCGGTTCCTGCGTCGGCTGGGTCAGCGACAGGGATGCCACCAATGCTAGCAGTTCCGATATCGACGTTTCCAGTGTCGAGATTTTCTCCAGCATTGATAGGTTCTGGGCTTCCAGCGCCTGCGTTTTTTGCTTTAGCCATGATACATCTTCCTCGTTTTCTGCAATGGCGTTTTCGGCGGCATTGATTTGTTGGGCAGCGCTCGTTACGACTTGAGCGACTTGAGTTTCGGCGGCGATAATCGCTGAATCCGCCGCCAGCATTGCTACGCTGGCGGCGGTAGACGCGACCACCGCATCGGCCTCAGACTGAATAACATCCGTGGCCACCTGGGCGGCGGTCGTCATGATTAGCCGATCACGTCGGCCGCTGGCGCGTGTTCGGATGGGAGTTCGAACCCGAACTCTTTTCCAATCGCGGCGACGACAGGCCAAACCATGGCGAGCATGGATTCGATTTTCGCCAAGCGCGAATCGAGAACCGAATCGCCGGTCGATGTCGAGATTTGACCCGCCGCCAATGCCGCCGCATCGACGGTGCCACCATCAACAACATCGAGCAATTTCTCTGCGAAATGCGCGGCGGCGTCAACTTCGGTGACGACGGCTCCGACACCTGGGACGAAGGCGGCAACGGGCGCGGCCATGTCGAGGATGTGCGTGAATTTTCCGAGGAAGGATTCGATTGTTTTTTCCAGCGCGGAAATGCGCTGTGGGATTGGCAGATCGACAGATTCGTTCATTTTGGTAGCTTCGTCCATTTTAGACCTCTTGAGTTGGATTGACTTCGATTTGTTCCGGCGCATTTGCCGAAACTTTTTTCAGGGATTCGGACACGAGTCCCTGCGCTTTCAATGCGTCAACAAAGACCGCATTTTGCTCGATCAAATGAGCGTTTTGTTTTTCGAGAATCGTCAAACGATTGTCAAAATTTTTCACTTGCGTGATGATTTGATCCGCGAAGTTTTTCGCTTGAGCGATAACTTCGTCGGGGTTCAAGCCGATGGCTTTGATCACCGTGCCAACTAGCATTTCCATTCCGAGTGCCATGGTATTTTCCTTTGCTTAAAATGTCGGGGCAATGTGGGGATTGATGTAACCCGTGGTGTAGATCGCCAGGGCGGGGTTAGCGGTCCCATCGTAATAAATCTGGCCCGAGGTGTTCGTGATGAATTGATTGAACGTCCCACTAATTTTGTCGCCCACTGTGTTCGACGCCATAACGCCTTCCGTAGGGGCAGTCGTCGCGGACGATGGCGACCAAATAAAAATTTCATTGTTCGCGCCGCCCGAACTCGACGCCGTAATCATTGGATACACGTTAAATCCAGTGGGCACAGTGAGCGTTACAAGCGTGGGGGTCGTTGCGGTTCCGTTCGATAAATCCGTAACCTGCGCGGCATAATAAATCGATTGGCCCAATTGCTTAAAGGCGACGATCTGCGCGCTGCCGTTCGTTTTGAAACTGCCGACATAACGAAATGCCGTCGTGCTCGCGGGCTTGTTTGCCGCCGTCGCGCTGGTGTCAAAATAGACGTCAAAATTACCTGCATTGATGATCGCGTAGACGTGATACCACGTGTTATTTGCAACCGTCAATCCCGTGCCCATTCCGGCATTGCCAGAACCCGACACCCAGGAACCGGAAACGGTTTTGATAAATGCCGTACCAGTGATCATCACGGCATTTGTACTGTCGGAAGCGAAGCCCGCCGCGACATCGAGTTTTGTTGTCGGCGTTGTCCCATCGTTCGACAAGCCAAAGCCGCCAATGTAATTGGGGACAACGGTCAATGTGCCCGCCGCCGTGTTCAATAGTGTACCGCCCGAAAAAGACAGGCCAGAGCCGACAGTGACGCTCGAAAAACCGCCCGCACCATCGCCGTACAAAATCGCGCTGCCGGAAGTCGCGGCGGCATAATCCGTTCCGGCGACGGCGTTGGCAAAGCCGCCCGACGATGCTTTTAGAATCGATGTGCCGGTCGTGGCGGGCGCATAATCCGTGCTTGATGTGGCGGCGGAAATGGCTGTCCCATTCCCCTTCAAAATACCAGTGATCGAAGTGGACAAAGTAATCGCGGGCGTTGTCGTCGCCGTGGCCACAGTGCCCGCGAGACCATTGGCGGAAACGACCGACACACTAAGCACTGTCCCCGATCCGGTCGAACACGATCCATATGCCGGGTCCGCGCTCGCGCCTCCCGAGATAAGACATTGGCCCGACGTGCCCGCCGCCGTTGCGACGACGTTCGACGTACCTTGCCCGACCAAAATACCGTGATTGGTAAATGTCTGCGGCTTCGCGGCCGGGCCGCCCGGTTGCGGTGGATTGACGATCTGTGCCGATGCACCAAATGCCATGCATGCGGCAATTGCGATAAACGATTTATACAGTTTATTCATTTTGATTTACCATTCGATTGCGGTGAATTTGTGGCCGGTCGTAGCGCCAATGATCGAGATAGCGCCTGTGCCCGTGCCTTGCGCGAACCCGCCCGGATATCCCGCGCCGGAAGCCGCACCGATCACGAATGAACCGGCCGTCGCAACTGTCGCCGTGCCGGTCGTGCTGTAGCGCAGTTCCTCCAAATTGACTTCGTCAATATTTTGGATCATCCAACCGCGCCGCGTGGCATTCGGTGCCATTAAAACCTGCGCTACTCCACCGGCCGTTATTGTTCCTGAACGATCCGTGTCAACGCATGGTGCGGGAATCATTTGCACATTCTGACGACCGGCCGCGACAGTTGCATCGAGGATCGCATCGGCCACGGGGACAGTTCCGGAAATTGTCGTCGGGACTGGCGTGGACGACCATTGAAAGCCAGGAAGCGCCACGTTGACGAAAGAAATTTTCGCACTGATACTTCCGAGCGTGGTGATGGTGAAAACCGTTTGACCGCCAACAAGAATAGGAAACACGCCCTGCCCTCCCGCCGCGACGGAAATTTGCTGCGCAAGGCCCGAAGCGGAAACCGTGACAATGCCATTGTTCAGCGAATTGTCGACAAAAACCGATTGGACAGTGGTGATTTTCCCCTGCGCGTGAATTTGCGTCATGTCCGTTGTATAGGTCGTGACACCGGCAGAAAAATCGTAACTAATAGGGACCGCGCATGGCCCCTCCTGCGGAATTTTCCCCGTGTTGATCGGCACGGGGAAAAGTGTGGAATTTGACTGAGCCATTTAATTTCCCTAATA